ACACAAGCGGCAGTTCGCAGCTAGTCCGTGGAGGGAGACAAGCTCCGGCTTATCCAGATCGAAGACCCGGGACCACGTGTTGAATTATTTTTGCCTCGCGTTAATGCATACGCAAATTTCAAGGAGGCTATTTTCACGCTTCGACAAGAGAGACATTTTAGTTGTCCGGCGTGAGGAGTAACGCATTAAACTCCATCGTACTCAATCGCTCGCACTAATTAAAGATCTGCGAAAGAGTCCCCTTTTATTCGTCTAAGGGTGGGGATCCGTAGTCATGAGAGATAGCACGACAATATTAAATTACCGGAAGAATTTTACTCCGAACCTCAGGCGTGTAAACGGCCTTGTGAGGAAACTAGTTATTCGTATAAGCGACTAGCAAGTCGGCGCTTAGGCATTAGGTCATGCCGGAATCTCGAAAGTTAACAACTGAGGGTTGGTAACTCCGGATTCTCGCACTGCGAACCTTATGACATCGTCAATAAGTGCGTTCGCAGCCCGCAGGTTCTGTGCCAAAACACAACAACCGATTGCGGCCTCCACGAATTCGGCACACTGATTACGTGTGGGAACTGCTTCTTCGTGAAGGATGGACTCCCAGGTTACAGGAGCCACGCGTACGCATTTTTGCCAGTACGCGTACAAGCTCTTTCGGGACGAAACATCCGAACGGAGCTTGGTTTGGTCTTTGGCCGATAGACCAGCGAGAGCTGCGACCAAAGTGATGCGAGCGGTCAAGAAAGCATCACCGACATAAGCAAAGCGGCCGTTTCCGACAACCCCGGGGGGGAAGACGAATTCGGGACGCTCAGCTAGGCCGGCGTCCAAGATGGCGTAACTACAAACTGCCGAAGCGACATGAATGCTGAAACGCACACCAAAGAACACTGACAAGTCGTGAGACTTGTCAGCAATTGCAGCAGGAACACCACAAAGGATGCGATGGCGCATCGACTGCTTTAGACCGTCGAGGAACTTAAGTTCTGGTGGGCAAACGAGCCAGGGAGCCACGTAAGGAAAACCGGGTCGGTCCTCGGGAGCAGAAGGCTCCGGGACGGGAGCGGGAGAATGGATCATTGGCAAGTGCCGGGTACGCCCTGGGGTACTCTGCGGGACACGGTAGTTTATCGTCGTACCGGACGTCAAGCTATCTTCTGAGTAGACAGACAGTTGAAATTGTGCTCCGTGTTCGCAGGAGGTAGTATGTCGAAGAAGTACTTAGAGCAGCAAAGACAAACTCGAGTAACTCTTCGCCACCAACGACTGACACCAGGACGGGGAGCATCTCTATTAGTCGGAGATGTCCCGTTCCAGCGATCAACGCGGAAGTTCGATGAAAAGATGAGTGCGTCAGGGCGGGATGGATAAACGTCTCGAGTACCAAAGTGAATGTCGGAAAACACCCACTCAGTACGATAGCACAAATTACAAGGTTCGAGAAGGTTAATGACGTCATCGGGGAATGTAACACGGCACTCAGGATTGGCAGACTCGTAGCGTTCATAACGATAACGGCGAGCAGGCCGAAGACAGTTCGGACAAGACCGATACTGAAAACTGAGTTCAGATAGCACAGAGCGAAGAGGTTTGACATAAAGATCGACAGAAGGCGGAGGTTGCGGAGGATTACGTCGCACACGCGTGGAAAGGCGCATGCCTAATTTGAATTTTGTTTAACGGATGATCAATTAGTAATAAACACCCGGGGAAAGGGATTAGAGTTGAGACAGGGTCTCGCCAAGGCGGCCAGCCTGCATGATTGCAGGGCCGTAGGGGCCGAAGGCGGGCGCGACCATCATGGCGGCGCGGGATGCGGTGGGCAGGAACTTCTTCTTGATCCAGCCAAAGATCTTCGAGATGTGGTTCTCGTTGGCTGTCCAAACCGCAAGACTGCGGAAGGAGAAGAGGATCTTGTCCATGGTTTCCACCGAGTACGGGCAACAGGCCAGCTCAATCCACTGAGACTCAGTCTGGAACTCGAGGTGCAGAGAGAGAGTCATGTGGAAGTTCTGACCGTTGAATGAGCTGTCACCGACGTTAAGCACGGCGATGATGTAGTCCTTGGCATCGGCGAAGAGGAACGGGGAAACGCAAGAATTGGACGTGACCACACCACCAAGATCAATGGGGTTGTAGTCAGTAGCATCCGTGGGCAGGAGAGGCCCGTGAATGCCATTCTTGGCTTGCATGGACGTGCATTCCACCATCTTAGCAAAGGTGGAGGAGATCGTCGAGCCGTTGACGACCTGGAGCTTGGGAACGTAAGTAGTCCACTCACGGTCACCACTGACTTGAACGCCGTAGGCCATGCCGTTCTTGTACTGATCATCCGACGTATTGGTCAGAAGGATGTCAGCGGCGCTCACGTGCAACGAATTGCAGTCGAGAGCGTGCTTCTCGAAGTCAGGGGCGGAAAGCTGACGAAAGCAAGAAGAGCCAACGTTGTAGATGGTGTAGACCTGAGCTCCCGCAGGAATTGGGGTCTGGGGGCCGATGTTGTAATAACCATCACCACCATTAGGGATGCTGTAGGTCCAGAACCCGTTGGCATCCGCAGCGACATTGTAGGAAATGTTCTCGGAGTTGCCATCACGCGTCTTGAGAAGCGTGAACGTGTAGTTCGTGGCGGGAATGAGACCCGTCATCTGGATGGCGACGACGCCGCCGGTAGTCGAGGAATCAACCCAGACACCGGTCGTGCCGTCGTCGCTCATGCCAGCGTACTGACGAAGGAGGTGCAGCTGCTCGCCGGACACATAGTCAGCGGCGACAGGGTTGGCCCACTCACCCTCAGCGATGGGTTGATCGATCTGGGTAGAGTAGGTATTGTCAGCTGCGGGGAACTTCCACTGGTAGACAGTGGTAGCACCAACACGGCCCTGGTAGACTACTGCGAAGCGCCGCGGATCGCGGAAGACGGCAACGAAGTGATCCTTACGGTTGAGCTTGCCGGTTCCGTCGCCGAAGACGAGGTCATCTGGCAGATGCAACTTGGCAACGCCCGTGGGGCGGATGCTGAAGGACGGGTTGCGCTGGGGATTTCCGGAGAGCGGGTTGAGGATTGCGTTGGCGAGCTCGGCGCCGACTTTGTTGAAGCCACCGGCTTTAGCAGAGGCCTTGTTACGGACACGGCCGGTGTTGTTCGCGAGCTGGATGCGGGCTTTAACGGCGCCACCGATTCGCGGGCCAAACTGAACGGCACGCTTAGGCTTTGGTGCTTTCTCAACGACGACGACTTTCGCCGCCGGTTTCGCTGAGCGCTGGCGAGCCCCCGAAGGATTACGGGAGCGAGGGTCGACGACGAGTTCGACTTTGCGGGGGGCTGAGGGGCCGGGCATGACGAAGTGTTGGAAGCGTAGGCGATCGGTTCGGTGGGTAGGAGATCGAGGCAAGACTGGGCTGAGCAGGCCAGTTTGAAAAGTCGAGGCTTGAAAGGGCAAGGCCCTAGTTACGATTTTTCTTCCCCACGTGTACACTTGAGGCTTATCCTCGAAGATGGGGGCGCTATGAGCGCGATGGTGCTCAGCAACGTTCGTTTCAACGACGTTGTGATGCGAGGCAAGAACAGAGTCGAGCTCGAAGAACTCATTAGTGACATACAGGCGCAGAGAGCGCATGGGCTGAGGAACACAGAAGAATTGACGAATCTCATCTTCGGTCCAGTACATGTCATAAATGGTCTTATAGTCTGCTGTGCCGCGGAACCGCGGCCAGAGATCATGGAGAAGGTCGAGGCAATACTTGTCAAGTTGCTTGTAAGCTTGCTTGTCATAGAAACTCAGGAGTCGCAGATTGAGCAACTTCATGAGCCGGTCGAAGAGACCGTTGCCACCTTTGGGTATTTTGTCCCACAGGGCAGTGGAGTAGACACGGGCGAAAGCCCATGTAGGGACGTACTTCTGATAGACTTCGTCGAAAGCTGTGCGCTTTGAGAGGAAGGTGACCTGATCGGCAGGCATTGCTGTAGGGTACGATGGCTCGAACGGCATTATGCCGTCCATGAATTCGATGTAGTTAGCCTGGTTATACCAAGATACCACCTCGTTAGACACGGACGTCAAATTGTCGTCACCAATCGCCTTGAGCTTTACGTGCGCTTCGAACAGGTGCATTGAGTCCAGAGTATCACCGCAAACGCTGATCCACAGTGCGATCCAGGAGACCAGGGTCACGACTGTATTGAGGAAGAGCGTAAGCAGCCAACCACTTTTGTTAGTGCCGGGTGTCATGATCACGTTTCCGAGCGAATCGATGAACAGAGCAAACGGCGTCCTGTCGAAGAACTTGTCAACGAGCGGACTGGTGTCATTGAACGCTTTCAAGAGCCCTAGAGCGAGCTGATAAAATTGTTCGTTGACCCAGTAGTCGTAACTGCTCCCGTCGAGGCCATAAGCGTTGGGATGGACTTTTGCGTCGCGTATCATCTCGTCCCAGTTCCCCTCAAAGGGAGACTGTAGGGGGACGAGTTCTGGGAACGCTGTCAGAAACCAGTCTAGAAACTGGCCGAAGTACTTATAGAGGAGAATATGATGCTCGATGGGAGCAATCTGGAATAGACGGGTCTTGTTCTCCTCCACGCGGGATTCAGGCCGGAGTTCGGTCTTAAGGGATCCCGTGAAGGCGGCGTCGAGGTCTACTTTTTCGTCGTAGACATCTCGAAGGTACTGCTGCATCTTTGGGTCAGCAATTACGTCGCCCTTTGTTTTATAACCGAGGTTGGTCCAATACCATCCAGGGCTAGAGTCCCAATGTAATTTGAGTAGGACTTGATCAAAGGTCAATCGTCGAAACTTCACCTTTCCAAGCGTGGCCGATGCCCGTCGGCTTATCACACTTGTGAGGTATTTGGTTGCCCGTTGGAAGGAGTCTGGCAACTCCTTGAACTTCGCGTTTAAGCGCACCCCACTTTTGCGCAACGCGTTGATTTCCGCTTCTCGAGACATACTGGCGGGTCGCCATTTCTCGTTGTTCTCGTATGTCTGGTCATAGTGAAACTCTGGTGTGTCATTGTTGGAATAGAAACCTTCCTTCTGTAGTGTGCTTCGAAAAACACGACCTACAACAAGGATTGAATCTTTTCCGACTAAGTCCTGTGTGCAAGCGCCAGGCACAAACAGGTCACCAAAGTATTCAGCGGCACGGGCAACGGCGGGCTTTAGCAGTTTAAAGGAACTGACTCGTCGAGACCGAGTCCGGCAAGCAACTCAAAATGGTTGTGCTTGTGAGCGGCGGAGCTGTGACCGGAACAGTGAATTCCGATCAGATTCCCCTTGGCGTCAAAGACGGGGGAACCGGAATCTCCTTCTTCCGCGGCGTAATCGCCGGTATAGCTGGCACAGGGGAACGTGCCGTTTTCAGAGACGGAGTTGGGGCAGTTGTGGCTGCGTCCGGTGGCGTTGCCGACCTGGACGTCGAAGTACGGGTTAATCAACGCCTTTCCTTTCTTGCGAAGTTGGAGGACGGAGATGTTGCCCATACGTTCGGGCTGGGCGACGGAAGTCACCTTGAGCGAGGGCACATGAGAGAGACCCTTGGGGCAGCGGATCTTGACGACGTCGGTGGGCTTTCCATCGCGCATCAGCACGAGGTGCCCAGCGGTAGGGACGTCAACTGGCGCGGAGCCAGGGAAGGAGACCTCAATAACTTCGTTGTTAGCGATAGCATGAGCGTTGGCGATAATATAACCATCGCCACCTTCCATGATCTTGAACCCGTTGGCGACTAAGCCGCCAGCTGCAATGACGCAGCAAGACGATGCTTTCTCAGCATGTCCGACCTTGCGGGGATGAGCGAAGGTCATGGCCTCGACACGGTTAGGCACACTCTCAGGGCGAGAGAGGATAGACACGTGGTTGAGGCGGCACACATTGTTGAACACAGAGGTGTGCTGGCAGATGGGACACTCAGAGTAAGTGAGGCGAACCTGCTTGGCTTCGAGCCAATCGTGGAGCTTCATCATGTCGGAGTAGTAGGCTTTCGGAGAAGACACATACGCACTCCAGTTAGGAAGCGGGAACCCACGGTGGCCCTCTCGCTGTAAAGACTCGAGAAGGGCCTTGATCTTCGCGACCACGATAGCAGGGATCAGTGCTGGTTCACACTTGACACCCTTTACCACGCCTTCAGCGCGGTTGCCAGGGGGACGGGACTTGGGGTTGACACGGTTCTTGCCGTAGTGCTGCTGAAGAGACTCGCGTTCACGGCGTTGTTTTTCAGCCATGGCGCGCTGGGCAGAACGGTACTCATCTTCGAGACGGTAGGATTGTTGGTCGGGGTCGTCGCGATCTTCCCGAGCTTCACGCTCGCGGAAATAATCTTCATCGGCGTCGTAATCGTCAAGGACGTTGTCAGTGGGTTCACCACTAACTTGGCCCTCACGACGACGTTGCTTATTGTTGTTGCGACGAGGTCCTGCTTCACTCCGATTAGGGCTGGTCATGGCGTTAACGTCATGAAGCTTGCAGAACGCGGACTCCTCGTCACTCAATGGGAGTGCGAGTCGCTTCTTGGCTTGGACGTACTGGGCATACTTAAGAACCCATGTGGCATCGAAGTCGTCAGAAAGGTATCGGCGCGTGAGCTCGGCACCCTCTTCAAGGACGCGGTGAGTACGGGAATCGTTATTCTTCTTAGAATTAACGACGTTATTGTTTCGGCGACGGCGGATCCAACGGTAGAGAACATAGCATAACCATGCCATGAAAAGTAGAACAACCGTTATGACAGTGAAGAAAACACAGATCTGAACGATGGGGCCGAGGCCAGCATAGAAGGTAAACATGGACATAAGTCCAGTCATGAGAGCCTTCTTGATATGCTTGAAGGTCATAAGAACTGCGTAGCGGACGCAACAAATCACGAACCAGATGGGGAACGTGACAATCTGCCACTTAGAGCGGCACCCCGGGTCAAACCACAGGGGCGGGTCGATTTTGAAATCGATATGGTCAGGAGGCTTATCACCTCCAGCATGAGAGCGGTTCTGAGCGTTAACAATGTGTTCGATGACTTCGGGGAAGTAAGCAGCGGTATGAGCCTTGTGCTTCTTCTTGATGATTACTTTACGAACTTTCTTCTTTTCGTCTTCATCATCATCATCTTCTTCTTCTTCTTCGTCTTCATCTTCGGTGAACATGTCACGAACACTCGTGTCAGTTTTTCCGAATAGAGCTGCAAAGCTGGAAGTTGCGGATGCGAGGGAATGAGATGTCTTCACACCGCTTCCGAGGAGACTGACGACTGTGAGGATGGAGCCGAGGACATACACACACGTCACCATAAGACTGGTGCGTTTCTTGTGCTTAGCTTGCGCCTTGTTGTCCATGAGCTTCTTCCAGAAGTCGCGGCCTTTAGCCTTTGAATAGTCCTTCCAAATTCGCCAGAGCCAGGCGAACAGGAAAACGGCGATGCCGAAGCTTATCAGCCAGCTCACCAGAGTGCGTTTGTCGTTCCACGTTTTCATCATCTCGTCAGCGACGGCGAGAACTGCTTTAGGCAGCTTAGACTTAAGGTGGTAGACATCATGCTTCGTGGTGTTCAGGCAGGTGACTCCAGCGCCGTAATGTACGTAGATTTTGATCTCGTACTTGAACTTGTTCGGGATCTCCTCGTGACGGTACCAAGCCTGCACCTCAGTGCGGGCGTTGTCCTCGAGGGGGATGGAACCATCCTTAGGGAACTCGACATGATAGTCGTCACAGATCTTGACCAGGGCCGATCGAAGTCCGGAGAGGTCTTTGCCTACATAGGCATTGAACTTGGCGCGGGTAATACCCACGGGGAACGAGAGGGCCTGCCCGTAAAGGCAGGAGAACTTCTCGAACAGCAGCTTGTCATGAACGAACAGGTCCTCAAACCTGATCCACCAATCATGAAAAGCGAGCATCACGGCTCGCAGCTGCGTCACTCCAGGTAGGAAGTGAGATTGTTTGGCGTGAGCCAAAGCGGTTTCGATCCTTCTTGCAACGTCCGATTTTGTGTCGGGAAATGCACTCCGGGGATCAAGGAGGGTGCTCTGAATGCCTTTGTCATCCATATCACCCAGCAAAGTCCAGATCGGACTGCCGGACGCGAAGGCGCGATGCTTCGCGATAGTGAGATGGAGGCGGGTGACAATGAGGCTCCACGCGTTGAGAGAGTAAATCAACTCCTCATTAGTGCGCGGGTCATGGAGCGTCTTGATGTTCATGGTGGTGTGAACGTCAGCCAAAACAGACTCAAGCCAGATCTGGTTAAGGAACGGTTTGTCGCGGACGAGGAAGTGGTGGCGCATGGCTGGATCGACAATGGTGTAGTCGGTCTGAGCGAGCGTCCAATTGCAAACGTCGTCGATAGTGACGGTTCCCAACAGATTGATGAGCGCCTTGCTTTCGGAACGGTAGTCCTGGAGGCTTAGCTTTTCAGCACGAAGCACATCGACAATCGCGTCAAGGCCCGCTTCAAGCTTCGCTCTACGATCATCATCGGTGAGTCCCTCCGCGGGAGCTATGCGCTCTACCGGGGGCGGGGAGTCAACTACGACGGGGATTTCGTTGGCGGGCTTGGCGGGCTCGACAGGAGCAGAGGCCGGGGCTGGGTCGTAAGCACGAGGGACTTCCATTTGGAAAGAGGCCGTGGGCTGTTGGCGTTAGTAGGGGTGCCCGAAAGGGTAAAGAACTGGCACCGAATGCCAGGAGAAAAATC